CATATAACAATGTAGGGAAACCTACGGTTTCCCCTACGACCCCTTCCCTTATGTGCGCTTCTTGTTCCACGGCTAACGCCGTGGAACGAAAAGCAAATAAGCCATGCGATTGTATGCGAATCTATACCTCTCATACAACATTTTTATTACTCTCGGCAGAGACCTTGGAAGAGACCTCGGCAGAGACCTTGGTAGGACCTCGGCAGAGACCTTGGAAGAAACCTCGGCAGAGACCTTGGAAGAAACCTCGGCAGAGACCTCGGCAGAGACCTTGGAAGAGACCTCGGCAACAATCTTGGGCACGATATTTGTCTCCGACCGAGGTTGCGCCCGAGGTCTTTGCCGAGGTTTCTGCGGACCATACACCAATATATGTATGAGAGTCATATAGATTCGCATACAAGTCCATCCTATTGATACCCGGGCAAAGCCCGGGTATCCCAAAAGGGAAGGGGTCGTAGGGGAAGCGGCCGGGGCCCAAAGCCCCGGACGCGCTTTTCGGTTCACGGGCCAGAGCCCGTGAACCTCGAAACCGTAGGTTTCCCTACCTACACGTAGAGAGTACTGAGCATGCGGTTATATCCAGTATCTTCTTTTTTCCCGTTTTCCACAAACGTGTCCAGCCCCTTCTGGATATCGTCTTTGGTCAGCATGCGCTTACAATTGTCGGGTTTTCCAAACACACGTCGAGAGTGTACTATCTTCGTATAAAAAAACAACTGTTCCATATCGCGCCCAAAATGAACAAACTTGGACTTGTGTTTCTCCATCCATTTGACATCCACCACATCGTCCGTTTCCGTATTCCATCCCGACTCTCGAATCTTCTTCCGGAAAATCTGAACCAGTTCGGCGGAACTATACGTATCGATCTTGAATCGCCAAATAAAGCGAGAGTCCAAACCGCGATTCGCCGGAAAGAAGTTCCGCTCCAGTTCTTCTTCGTACCCCGCAATAATAACCATCAAGTTATCCTTATGGTTGCTCAGCGCCTCGCAGAGAGTATCGATACATTCTTTCGAAAAACTGTCCAAGTCGTTGGAATTCGAGAGAGAATAAGCCTCATCGATAAACAACACACCGCCTAAACAATCCTGAATGACGTTTTTGGTTTTAATCGCGGTTTGGCCTAAATATCCCGCTACCAAATCATGTCGGGTTACTTTGCGGAAAACGTTGTTCTTTAGGATTCCAATGCGCGAATACATACGCCCGATGATTTTCGCCACCTCGGTCTTGCCCGTTCCAGGTGGACCATAAATAACCGTATGTTTGAAATCTCCCGTTTGGGTCGCATCTCCTCCGGGCTGTACACCGACATGGAGTCCCTGAATAAAATAAATCAATTGGTTTAGTATGGACTGTTTGAGCTGTGTCATCCCGATCATCTCGTTCAATTCCACCAATTCCGCGCGAATATTCGAGAGTGAGCGAATGTCGATTGTATAATTACCCGAAACGTCATATTTGTCGATAATATGAATCAAATCGCTGATGGTCGTTATCGGGTCATCGATGACCTGTTTCTCTCGAACTTCCGGTAGTTTTACTTCGACAAGAGGAGGAAGGGTCGGCGGCAATACCGTATCGGCGAACAAATCGGGCATATCTCGCAAATAGCTAAATCCTGAGGCCGCCGCTTCGTTCTTTTTGGTCGTGTCCAGCAAAATATCTGCCCACCAATTCCATCCATCCTGATTTTCGGTATGTATTTTCAATGGCGGTTCCTTTTTATACTCGGAATGGCGGCGAATTGTGGGCGGCGGAATAGACGAATTATATTGTCCCGAGAACGCCGTTTCGAAATAATAGTTATATGCGTAATCGCGATTCGCCGTGTCGATAATATGATAGAATTCGTTTGGATGTAGAGGACGTTTGGGGTATTGATCCAATATCCAAATAAACGATGAACGCGGATTACGTTTTCTCATTCCCATTTGTATTCTTGTTTTGTATATTCTTTCTATCTCGGTTTGCACAAAATTGATTGAAACGAACCAAAGACTTTATCAAAACAGCTTAAACATTGCGCCATATTATTATAATAAATCATTTCGTAATACCACTATTTCAAACGTTCTCTAAAATGATGTACGCTACGAATGACGAATCTTCGATGGAAGTTATCCCTAAACTAATTAAACGTGAAGGAAAAACGTTCATTCGTATTCCGAAAAAAGACTCGGAGATAACCCAGACAATCAAAGCAATCGTAGCGGAAGAAGTCGATACAGCAGAACGAAAAGAGCGTTTTATTCATGATATCTTACAAAAAAACATTCGCGAAAGTGGCCTGGGGCATACTCTCGACGAATTCCGCAAAAAAATCGAGGACGAGATCCAGCGTATTCAGCACGATGATGGGAGACAGGTGGTGGACCACTTGGGTGATTACATCGAAGAACCATACACCATTCTCGAGTCGTATTTTGAAGCGCAGCACTTGGAGCGTCTGGTGCGTCATCAGATTGAATCCTACAACAACTTTATCAACTACCAGATTCAGCGCACGATTCACATGTTTAATGACGTCCACATCCATTCTGAAAACGATTTCGTGGAGAGTGAGGGGATGTACATGTTGGAGATCGTCGTGTCGTTTGACAATTTCAAGCTATATCCTCCGCAAATCCATGAAAACAACGGCGCTACCAAGATCATGCTTCCGCAAGAAGCCAAGCTGCGCAATTTCACGTACTCGTCCGGTATGACCGTCGACGTTCATGTGAAATACATTATCCGCAACTTGGAGAACATGCAGCAGCCGCGCATCATCGAGAAGGTCTTACCCAAAATCAATATCGGGAAAATGCCGATTATGTTGAAATCCTCCGTTTGTGTATTGACACAAAACAAACACATCCATTCCACCTTTACGGGAGAATGCCCGATGGATTGTGGCGGGTATTTCATCATCAAGGGCTCGGAAAAAACCGTGCTGGGACAAGAACGTGCGGCGGAGAATCGCATCTACTGTTTCGACGGCCGAAACACCACGAAATGGAACTGGTTTGCCGAAATCAAATCGGTGCCCGATTTCAAGTGTATTTCGCCTAAACAAATCGATATGATGATCGCCAGCAAAAACAACGGATTCGGCCACGGCATTTACGTCAACATTCCGCGCATCAAACAACCCATTGAGCTGTTCGTGGTGTTTCGCGCGCTGGGCGTAGTCAGCGACCAGGAGATTTGCGAGCACATACTCTTGGATTTGGGCGATACCAAGTATTCCGAACTGCTCGATTGCCTACAGGCATCCGTTATCGACGCAAACAAGTACCCCACGCAAGAAGACGCGCTAAAACACATTATTGCCTCGGTTGTCTTCACGCCGATTAATATGGACCGCGAAACGGGTGCGCGCAAGAAACGCGAGTTTACGCTCGAAGTGCTAAACACCGATTTGTTCCCGCATTGTAAGACGATGCCTCAGAAAATCTACTTGCTCGGCGTTATGGCGAAGAAATTGCTGGAGACGAGCTTGGGATGGCTGCCACCGGACGACCGTGATTCGTATTTGAACAAGCGCATCGAGTTGACGGGAACTCTGCTAAACAACCTATTCCGGAACTACTTCAACAAGTTGGTCAAGGAAATGCAGAAACAGGTCGTGCGCGAAATCAATACGGGTTCATGGAAGTCGATGGAGAACTACGAAGATATCATCAATATGACCAACATCTACAAGATTATGAAATCCACCACGATCGAGAACGGCATTAACCGCGCCTTGTCGACTGGCGATTTCAGTATCAAGCAATCCAACAGCAGTAAAGTGGGTGTGGCTCAAGTGCTTAACCGATTGACGTATGTGTCCAGTTTGAGCCACTTGCGTCGTATCAATACTCCGCTGGAAAAGAGCGGTGAGTTGATTGCTCCGCGCAAACTACACAACACTACGTGGGGATTCCTGTGTCCCGCCGAAACGCCAGAAGGTCAATCGATTGGTGTCGTCAAAAACATCAGTTATATGACCCATATAACGATTCCGACCAACAGCGCGTCGTTGTATGAATACGTTGCGCCCTTTGTGTTTGCGGTGGAAACGGCGGAACATCCCGCGGAATTACACAACCGGGTAAAGGTGTTTGTCAATGGATGCTGGGTGGGCGTCTCCGATACGCCGATGGAATTATACAACGATATGAAGGACAAGAAATATCGCGGTATTATCAACATCTATACGTCGATTGTGTTTGACTACGGCCGAATGGAAATTCGCATCTGTAATGACGGTGGACGTTTGGCCCGTCCAGTCCTGCGCGTCCGCGACAACCGCGCGTTGTTGACGCAAGACATTGTGGCAAGGGTTGCGAGCAAGGAGTTGTCGTGGAATGACCTGCTCACCAGCTGTAAGTTGGACGAATCCGTCATCGAGTATATCGACCCAGAAGAGCAGAACTTCTCGATGATTGCGATGAAATCCAAGAACCAGTATTTGGCCGACCCCGCGCTGCGCATCAAATACACTCATTGCGAAATCCACCCGAGCACGATTTTCGGCGTCTTGGCCTCCTGTATTCCCTTCCCGGAACACAATCAGGCACCGAGAAACACATACCAGTGCTTAGACCCAAATACAACTGTATGGATGGGAGATTTGACTGAAAAGGCAATAAAGGATGTTTGTGTTGGAGAGACAATACTGACATTCCATCCCGATACGTTTGAGATTACAACCACAAAGGTAGTTGACCAGTTTGTCCGTCCAAACACGTTTCCAATCTATCGCCTTACCACGACGAGCGGAAAAGAAATTGTCGCAACGGAAGACCATCAGTTTATGACGCAGGTCGGGTGGAGAACAGTGAAAGATATGATGAATGATGCGTCTATTAAGATTGGAATGCGTAATACGGACCATTCTGGTTTAGAAGAAAAGAATGGATTTGCGTTTGAGACGGTCCACTCAATTACGCCGGAACCAAACGGGCTTGTTTCGTGCGTTGAGACGGAAAGCGAAAATCACAGCTTTATCGTATCTAAATGGGGGTTTATGAGCCATAATTGCGCTATGTCAAAGCAGTCCATTGGGATTTATTCGACCAACTTTGACCAGCGTATGGACAAGACCGCCTATATCTTGTCCTATCCTTCCCGCCCCTTGGTCGATACCCGCCTGATGAACTTCATCGAGCTAAACCGCGTTCCATCCGGCCAAATGATTCACGTCGCGATTATGACCCATACCGGCTATAATCAGGAGGATAGTGTCTTGGTGAACAAGGGTTCCATTGACCGCGGAATGTTTATGTCGACTATTTATCATACCGAGAAGGACGAAGACAAGAACATTATCCGCGACGAGATTATCCGCTGTAAACCCAACAAACAGAAAACCAAGGGTATCAAGTTTGGCAACTACGACAAGCTCAACGCCCAGGGGTTTATTCCCGAGAATTCGTTGGTGGAGAACCGCGATGTAATTATCGCGAAGATTGTGCCCATCAAAGAAAACCGCAATGACCCGACCAAGACGATAAAGTATGAAGACCAGAGCAAGACGTTCCGCACCACGGAAGAAACGTATATTGACAAGAACTACACTGGTCGTAATGGAGACGGATACAACTTTGCGAAAGTCCGCGTACGTACGCTGCGTAAGCCCGTTTTGGGGGATAAGTTCTGTGCGTTGCCAACCCAACAAGTATTAACCGACAAGGGCTGGGTCGAGATTCAATACGTCGACCCTGCGGTTCATCGCGTTTGTACACTGGACGCGAATGGCAAAATGTGCTACGAGTATCCCTCGGCCAAGTTCGAGTACGACCACGACTCCATCAATGGAACCGATGAGCCGCTCTACTCGGTCAAGAACCAGCAGGTCGAGATCGTGTGTACCATGAACCACAAACTGTATGTTCAAAAACGGTCGGCTGCTAAAGTCCAACCAGGATATCAGCTAATTGAAGCCCGTGATGTGATGGGCAAAATGGTGCGATTCCAGAAGACGATGGAAAACGTCTACCCCGATGTCGATACCATTCGAATTGGCGAAACCGATTATGACATGGATGCGTGGCTCCAATTGCTGGGTATGTTTATCAGCGATGGGTGTGCGGATAACCACAATCGTAGTTTGTTTATAACGGCACTGAAAGACCGCAAGGTGGAGTTTCTAAACCAGATTATGACGACACTCGATATTCACTACACACGCCATAATGATGGAAACTTCTGTATTTCCGGTGCAAAAACGCCGGCTGTGTATCACCATTTTGCGGAATTGTCCAGAGGCGCATTGAACAAGTACCTTCCGGAATACGTGTGGAGTCTTTCCCGCCGTCAATCGAATATCTTATTGGATGCGCTATTACAAGGAGACGGACATACCATGACATACAACGGTGAAGATGGGTTTAGTCGATATGGGACCATCAGCAAACGATTGGCCGACGATATTACCCGACTTGCCCTCCATTGCGGATTTTCCGGTATTGTCAAACTTGCGGAAGAACCAACCGGGGTTGCTCGTGTAGGCAAACGCAATCTGGGTTCTCGTGCCGGACAAGAAGTATCCATTACACAAGTTCACGATTATTACAAGGTCAGTATCATCCGCAAACAAAACCAACCCTGGATAAACAAGAAAACAAACGAAGTCAATCTCGAAACTACCGTGGACTATGCTGGTAAAGTCTACTGTATTGAAATGCCGAGTTCGCACGTCTACTACATGCGCGAATCACAAACCAGTCCATGTCTCATCATCGGCAATTCAAGTCGGCATGGGCAGAAAGGGACTTGCGGGAACATCATTCCGGAGTGCGACATGCCGTTTACGCGCGAGGGATTGCGTCCGGACATTATTATCAATCCGCATGCGATTCCTTCTCGTATGACGATAGCCCAGTTGAAGGAGACGTTGTTGGGTAAAGTGTTGTTGGAGTTGGGTGTATTCGGCGACGGAACGAGTTTCGGGAACTTGGACATTAAGACAATCACGGAACAACTACAGAAACTCGGATATGAGAGTTATGGCAATGAGATTATGTATAACGGTCTGACGGGCGAACAGTTGGAGACGAGTATCTTCATGGGTCCGGTGTTTTATCAGCGACTCAAACACATGGTCAATGACAAACAGCACAGCCGCTCGATTGGTCCGATGGTCAACCTGACTCGCCAACCAGCGGAAGGCAGGTCGCGCGATGGTGGGTTCCGTATTGGAGAAATGGAACGTGATGTTATGATTGCCCATGGCATGGCCTCGTTTTGTAAAGAACGGTTGTATGATGTATCGGACAAATACAGTACACATGTGTGTAAGAAATGCGGCATGATTGCGCCCTACAATGATGGCCAACCTGGCGCGGACTTCTCGATCCATCGGTGTAATACGTGTAATAATATGACGGACTTTTCGAGAGTCAATATTCCGTATTCGTATAAACTGTTGTCGCAGGAACTTCAGACAATCAATGTGGTGCCCCGTATCATTACCGAATAAACCCTGCGCAAATCCATAAAACATAAAAACAATAAAAACAAACTAACCGAATAAAAACAAAACAAAACCGACGTTTGGTCGATGCCCTCAGGCATATACCAAACAACAAGCATTACACGAATTACATGATTTTTTTATTCTGCACGAGCCGTTCCATGAATCCGGCGGGATCGGTTCGAAATGTGGTATATACATTGACGATTTCAGCCGGAGAGTAGAACAGCGGGATAATCCGTTTTAGGATGGACTCATCCACCACCTCACCATAAAAGTGGAAAAACATATCGCGAATCATATTGTGTGTCGAATTGCCCATTTCGAGAGTAATATCGATACGACCGGGACGACGAATAGCAGCATCCAATTGGTCATACCGGTTTGACGAAATCACCAAAATGCGACCGGGCGTTTCGATAATACCATCCCATAGATTCAATATATCGTCGAGAGTAATGGGGTCGTCTTTTTGGGTAGTGGTATGGATAATCTTCTGGATTTCGCTCCGCATATCGTCCGTTATAGTGGTTTTTTCACCAACCGACAATTTATTGATTATTTCCGTATATTCCACTCCGGTACTGTCCTCTTTCAATTTCGCGGCGGGACTACGTTCAAGAACAATATCGCCAGCGCAATCAATGTCTTCTATAACGATAATCTTCTTGTCGAACCCGATAGAATTCACCTTATTGTTATCATTGAATTGCGACTCATAATAAAAATCAATCAGCTGCTTCTTCGTCCGTATTACCGCCATCGGCATACTACACAAATGCCGATCGCCGACGTAATTCATTAACGCCTTCACGAATGAGGTTTTACCTGTGCCGGGGGGTCCGTATAGACCTATTCCGAGAGTATAGGGGATACCGAACTTGTTATACCACTCGCGATTATTGATGAAAAAATCGATCTTGTCCAGAACCGCCGTTTTGTTTTCGAAGAAAATATTATCGAAGCGTTTTGAACTGCTAAACTCGGATTCCCGCCAGCATTCCAGTGCGTTATTCTCGTATTTATTGCTGGTAAGTGAATACATGAACCGTTTGTTTTCACGAGAGTGTTCGATTTCCGCCAAGTACGACGCGGTGATTTTTTTGATATATTCGTCAATTTGGGCGGTATTCGATTTATACGAATAAATATACAGCTCGTATTTGTATGTTCGCCGTCCGGCCTTTTCGTCGTGGTCGGAACTACTATCCGTTGCGTAGGCGTATAATTCGAGAGTCGAATCTAATAGGAAATGTTCTTTCTGCGAAACCACAAACAATCCAGTGTATTTATCACATATCATATCGTCGTGCTTGATACGAATAGTGTTCGGAATCTCGCGAATTTCCCGGACGGATTGGTTCGTATTTAACATTTTATTGATGAACGACCACATCGCCTTGAAATTGTCCGAATACATACAGGTCATACTGGTCTTATAGAAACTGGACGAGATGGTAGTAGAGCCTTCCAGTCTGACGGCGCATTTTTTGTATAATAACGATTTATATGTTTCGATACAATCGATGAATGAGAACGAAAATCGCTGCGTTTTTGATAAATACACAAACAATGAAATAACCGCGGACAACAGCAGCGTTTCGATAATACCGCCACCGCTGCCATTGCGCGAATTCGAGAGTATTGACATCCGTATGGAATCCAGCACGGTAGATTGTATAATGCCAGTTACGTCAGAGGTATGCATCGGCGAGAAAGATACATACAGATGGGCATTCTTTTTTATATCGGTTGGACTCTACGTTTTATAATTCGAAAACAACTCTCGCGTTTGTATATCCAAATGCCTGACGTAGATATAAACGATATCCGCCTTCCCGGCCAATTCAAAGGCGAAACGTTTTCCGGATTCAAAAAAACCGAAGTGCGCAACCAATTGGTCGAAAACCTGAAAAAGGGGAAGGTCGAACCCGCGTGTTATTGGTGCGCGGAGCTGGTCTGTGCCGGACAATACATCGACGTCTGGGAAATCATTTTGTATTTTCTGGGAAAACACATTCATTTAGGAAATCCCAAGATGGCGATTTATATTCAAATGCGATACCAGATTTTCCGCAATATTATCGAACAAGGATTTTATACCAACGACTTACAGCTCCGAAACAATCCGAATATCCGCAAACTGTTCGCGGAAATCATCTGTATTATTGCCATGTCGAACCGCAAGCCCAGTTTCGAGACCATCAAGATAAACCGAAGCGAAGAATTCGACATTACGCACATTCACGAACGGCTGAAGGCGTCGTCAATCGAGTTCATACAACCTATATTCAAACCCAAAGACCCGCAAGAATTGCTCATCGCGCTAAACGAATTCGCCTATAATGTGTCATCGGAGGTGAAAAACATGAACAACGCATGTTATTGGATCGAATGGCTGATCGAGTTTGACCATGTTTGTAAGGGGAATCGGGAGCCCACACGTTGCCAAGCCCGCAATTATCCGGTCGAGAACAAGTTTAGACGAGATATTATTTGGTTGGTATGGGACGTCATTTTCCACGAGAGTGGCCAGCGAAACAACGATTTTTTGGCCAAAGTACATTCGGCATTGTTGGAATTGTTTTGTATTAAATATACGACCGCCGCGAGCAAGAAACGTAGATATTTGATGTATTTTGCCGTGGAGATTTTGACGGAGCCGATAATGTCAGCGGGAGATATTGTGGCGGATAAGGCTGTGTTGGAAACCGTGATAACGCACATTGACCAGGTATACAAACAAATCAAGCAGAACGAACACAGCCCAAACACGGAATATTTATTCTCGAATATCGAAAAAGAACGGACGTTCGAACAGACGATTCGCAAGATGGAGATGATGAACTCGATGGATATGTTTGCATAATGCGGTTATCCGGTCGTTATAATGTGTATTTGTAAAATAATCAAAACGCCACCCAAAAATGAAAATCGCGATTGTATCGTTAGCCGGACATTTAGAATGTTTGGGGTTTCTCTTCGAAATGCTCCGAGAGTATGCTGATATTACGGTGTTTTTGGATATACGTACCGACAAGTATAAGTGGATCGATTACTACAAGACTCTCTATTCCTTCGTGGTAATATATGGCAGAGGGGCGATTGACCGCCAAACGTATGACCATATTATCAAGTTGACCAGCAACGACCCATGTTTCGAGCATGACCCATCGGTAATATCGTTATTACATGTCAAAGAGGTACAAAGCCAAAACAATTCAAGCCGTAAATGTATCTCGCTAACGCCCTATATTCACGGCGAGTATATAAACTATATTTTTCCGGCCTTTTCCCCGCAAACTACATATTCTCCTAATGCTCGAGTGATAACGCTGATAGGGTACTCCGAATCGGCCCATTTCGACGACGATACATTATTTTTTATTCAAATGAACCCCGAATACACCTTCGTATTTGTGGTATGGGGAGACAATAACTACGAGTCGGTTTTAGCAAAAGCCACGCCGAATATGCGTATACTCCGTTCAGTCAATACTCTCGAATTATCACAATTGATTCAGCAATCCAAATACATCCTTTCTAAAAAATATATAAGGTACGACCGTTTCAGTGGCCAATTGAGTTTGGCCATTTCATTTGAAAAACCGCTGATTATCGATAAGAAAACGGCCGAAGCATACCGTCTTCCGGGAATCGTGTTCGAAAAAGACTATTCGGAGTTCGGACGCATTGACCAATACGTATCGATGCAAAAATACGCCGACGTGGTGGAGAATACGCGGGTTTTCAAAGAACGCGCAATTTCGATCGGAACCGAAACGTTGGTATGTCGTCTTCTGACTAAAAATACGGTATTGTTAGTCGAGCCACGCATACTCCCGAAGATTCCGAGTTTATTGGAGAGATATCGCATGGTATTGCCTAACTGGCATTTCGTCTTTTATTGCGGAAAAGGCGACCAAAAGTATTGGGAAGAACGCCTTCCGAATGAATGGGACATTGAAATCCGAGAGCTGGATGTCAATAATTACGACACCGAACCCAAATACAGTGCATTTATGAAACGCCGAGAGTTATGGGATTCGTTATACGGTGAGTATGTGTTATCAATACAAACCGATTCGTTTGTGGTGAGCATTGAGCCATACAATATCGACTTTTTCCTGAGATTAAACAAAAGTTATATTGGTGGAAACATGGTTACGCGATGGAACGAACTTGTGCGCGAAAATATTAATTCCCCCTATATCAACTTCAACGGCGGGTTATCGCTGCGTAAACGGAAAGACATGATTCGGGTGATTGAGGCATTTCCGCCACTCTTGTCTACTGGTATATCGACTTGTATGGAAACTGACCCCGAAGATGTGTATTTCACGGTCGGATGTATACGTCTCGGCCTTCCAATCGGCGACGACGAGGCGAGTTCACACTTTGCAATCCATAAAATACCCAAGGATGCGTTTTTCGGAATTCACCATCCGGCGTTTGATTTGATATTGAATACAGCCAATAATTCCAGTCGAATCTGTATCAAGGAGAATAGTTGCGATGTACAAGAACTTCCTCAACCGTAAAATGTCTATCTATCTGTATATGCTCTGATTATCCCCTCGGCTAACAATTGTGATGCATATAACATCCGGCATTATCGCTAAACCCTGCTATTTGTTTCCCGACCCGTTTGGAGAAACAATACCACGTATCGCTTGCCTGTAAATCTTTCCATACGACGTCGTTTGCGTATATCCAGTGTTGTCCGGTTTGTTCTAATCGCGGGATAGCCCATTCGTATAATTCAATGAGCGAATCATAGTATCGAGAGTGGACAATATACGCACTGGCGGTTTGAGCGTATCGCACACGATGAACCCACGGCGTCTCGGGGCATTCGGACATTTCGTGTAGATTATAACCGAGCATACAGACATCGTAGTTTTTCCCGGCAGGACTCTCGAAAAACAGCTGGAGTTGGCAGATAAATTCTTCTGGTGAAACCATGAATTCGAAGTCGTCTTCCATGATGAGGATATTCGGGTATTTTCGTTCTCGCGCCAGTCTCAATACTTCTAAATGCGAGTATCCGCACCCCACGATTCCCTGGCCAGGTGGGCGTTCTATGGCGGAAAATCTCTCGTAATTCGAGATGTTGGATTGGCGAAACTGACTCTCGATATGTTCCCGACGGTCGGTGCGTCGATCCAGATTAATATAGATGATTTTTGTGATATAGTCGTCGATAGTGGAGGCAGGTTCGAGAGTAGTATAGTCGAAGGACATGGTAATAGACGAAATACAAAAAATGTGTTTATATAACTCATATACGATATATTCAATGTTTAGACGAGTGGATTGATGCTAATGCGAAGCATATGCATCAATCTTCTCGTCTTGCCATATATGCTGGTCTGTGG